TTGCGGCTCAGAGAGCGGCGGCAGCCCTTCAAGCTGGCTATAAAAGGGCGCAGACTCTGCGCGGGCCTGCGTGATTAACTCGTCCGCGCGCGCCTCTGCGTTGCCCGTGCTTCGCCGGCCAGTTGCACGCTCTACCATGCGCACCACACGGCCTCGCTGACCTGCAGCGCGCCGTTCCAATTCGCCCTGTATGATGGCGCTGCCCTCACCGGGGAGTGTCCGCACGCCGCGCGCAAGTCGTTGCACGGGTTGGCCGCCTACATCTACGAGGCCAAGAGGCACGCCAAGCCGGCGCGACTGCTCAAGCTGCATGGCGGCGACGTCTGGCGACACCCCCCCGGTTTCCATCGCCTTGAGGATCTTTGCCTCTGCGGCCGTGATGGGCGCCATCGGACTGGCCTCCGGCGTGAGCGGAGCCATCTGCGACACGCCGCTTTTGCCAGCGCCAAGAAATTCCGTGACGCGCTTTAGATAGGGAGATGCCAGATCGGAAAGGGTGGCAAGAGACTGCATCCCGCCGCCGACCGCGCCGCCGATTCCGGCGCCCAACAGGCCGCCAGTAACCGCGCCCATTGTGCGCTCATCCGGGTTGGCCGTGAGGCCGCCCGCCAAAATGCCGGGGACGGTTCCGACGCGCGCGCCCTCCCGCACGGCCTGCCCGACGGTCTGCACGCTCCGCGCCGGCGCCCCGCCGCCGTAGAGCGCGTTCATCGTGAGCTGCAGGGCGCGACCACCAGCCGCGCCGCCGGCCGCAATCGTGCCAGGGCCTGGGGCTGCGAGCGTGCCACCGAGCGTCGACATTACGACCGGGGTCACGGCGCCGAGCCCGGTGGCCGCGGCAGAGATGTAGGGGTTCTGCGATTGGAACGCCTCACGCTCACGACGCTGCCTCTCGAGAGAGGCGCGGTAGTCGCCGCCTGCAGCAGCCTCAATAGCGGCCTGCAATTCGTCCGCGCCGCCCAAGCTCATGCCTTGGGTGAACTGCTGGGCCACGCCCGAGATCATTCCCGGAGAGATTTTTTTAGCGTGTTGCCGATACGCCTCTTCTGGCGTCGCGGCTTCGTAAATCTCTCCATCTATTCTGTACTTCGGCATTTTTATCTCCGACGAGTCGGTGAGGGAAGGTCGATTATCCCGTCTTGATTTGGTTCGCGGCTGATTACTGAAGGCGGCGGAGGCGTGAAGTATTGGAATGCCTTGCCAGACCCCATAGCCATGTTCAAAATTTGCTGGTCAAGGGACTGCATTTTCAACTTGATGTCTTCTTCTGTATCACCCGGCCAAGGAAGATACATCGGGCCATAGTTGGTCCACTCGTCGTCGGTAATCGCCGCGCCGGATTCTTTGCGCAGAATGGCCGCCAAGACCTTGCGGCCCTCGGTATAGAATCGACGGCCCTCTGGAGTTGCAAAGCTGCGCGGCACAAGTGTATTGGAAAGGCCACCCAAAACACCCTCAGATGGCGGCCCTGCGGCGGCCTTATCGCGCTGGGTCGGCTTGTATCCAGACCTCAAAACTTCAGCCATCACGGGCAAAGAGCTGACCATTGTCGTGGTGTAAAAGCGCGACTTTTCCTCTCCTTCAGTCAGCTTTGGAAAGTCGCCCTGCGGGAAACTGAAGCCGGGAACGGCGGGCGCAGGGCCGGCAGCCGGTGGCGCCCCAAGTGTGGTTGTCTGCGGCGCACCGCCACCGCCTCCCCTCGCGCGCGCGCCGGGCTCCATTCCCACCTTGAACTCTTGGCTAGTCCCGTCGCTGAAATAGGCGATTACTCTATCTCCAAGCCTTATCTCGTTGATAAGGGTCCTAGGCTCCGGCGCCTTGGCCGGCGTCGTAACTTTGCCGGTCAGTCGATTGACGACCGAGCCGCCGACGATGCTCCCGAGGGTGCCCTCTTTGGCGAGCGCGGCAAGATCCGGCGCCATCTGGCCGAGGTCGCGCCCCGCCTGGGAGCCGTAGAGCTTTGCTAAGGCGTCCCGCGGGTCTTGGCGGTACCGCGAGGTCAGCTCGCCGCCCTCGCCGCCAGGGAGGCTCTCGAGCCGCCCGGCAGGGCCACCAAAAAGACGCCCCACCACCTGCGGCATCAGCGCCTCGGCGGCGGCCTGTCGGCGAGCAAGGCCGGCGGACTCACGCTCTGCGGCGCGGCTGGCGCGCATGGCAGCAAGCGACTCGTCGCCCGAGCCGGGTGACAAATAGTTGCGGCCAATCGCGCCAAGCAAGCTCAAGGTCGCCCGGCGGCGATCGTCTTCGGTCATGGACTCAGCGTCCTCGCCAAGCAGCCCGCCGACGTAGCGGCTAAAAAATCCGGGCTTTTTTGTTTTCTCTGCCATTTTCGTGGTCCTCAATCAAAGAGCAGGCCGCGCGTCTTGCGGCCGCCGTAGGTGCGATACATCTTGCGGTACATCTCGAGCGGGTCGGCGCCGGTGGGCTCGCCCGCCCTGGATCGCAAGGTCGGCGTCAGGTCCATCTGTTCAGCGTCTTCGCTTTGCGCGGCAAGGCGCATGATTCCGCGCTCTACGCCGGTGCCCTCGGCGTACCGCGTGCCGTAGCGCTTGAACATCTCTTCGTCGGCGTCAATCCTGCGCTGCGTCGCGCGGTCCGTCAGCTTCTTGAAAAAGTCCACCTCACGCCCTCCCGCGGCGCTTGCCGCCGACCTTCTTGTCCAATTCTTTCACGGCCTCGGTGAGCAGTCCGACCACCTGCGGCAGATCATACTGGCGCATGTCGTCCGACTCGCGCCGCGAGACGGCCTCGGGCATGGCGCGCTCGACGGACTGGGCCGACATGCCCATGTCCTCCTCGCCGCCCCTGTCCTCGCCCTCGTTCTCGCCGTATCCGTTCTCCCACTCAAACTCAATGCCCTTTAGGCGGCGCACCTTGTCGAGCGGGTTCTTGATGCCGCCGATGTTGCGCTTCATGCGCTCGTCGGAGCCTGGAGTGGGCGCTCCGCCCATCGGGATCATAGAAGCAAATCGCATACCAATATCAAATGGCGACTGGCGACCCGTCACGGTCCCGGTCTGGGTCACGTTGTACGGCGACGCCGACACCGCGCCCTGCCGGATCGCGAGCTGCCGCAGCGGGAACTCCTGCCGGCGGAGGTCCTCCTCGCGCTGCGCGTTGAGGAACTGCTGGTAGAGCTGCTGCTGCTGCGTGCCGAGGCCCATCATCGCCGCGCCAGCGCCGTAGCGGTTCTGCAGCGCCGTCTGGCCGAGGTCGGCAAGCTGCCGCCCGGCGCCGAGCTGGAACTGCGCGCCCTGCAAGCCAGCGGCCTGGTTAGCGCGCGCTGCCTCCATGCCAGTCTGCACATTGAACTGCTGCGCGGTCGAGCCCATCCGCTGCGCATCAAGCGTGGCGGCCTGATTCGCCTGCTCGGCAGACAGACCCATCTGCATGTACTGCTGCACGGCCTGCTGGTTGGCGAGTGCCGCCGCCTGCTGCTGTTGCACGTTGAACTGCTGCGCGGAGCTGCCCATCCGCTGCGCCTCGAGCGCGGCCTGCTGGTTGCGCCCGGCGGCGTCGAGTGCGGCCTGTTGGTTGGCCTGCTCTGCCGAGAGCCCCATCCGCATATAGTCCTGCACGGCCTGCTGGTTGGCGAGCCCCGCGCGCATCTGCTGCTCGACGTTGAACTGCCCGGCGGTGAGCCCAAGACGCTGCGCCTCCTGCGCGGCAGCTTGGTTGCGCGTCGCCGCGTCCATCTGCGCGCGCTGGTTCGCCTCCTCGGCGGAGAGCCCCATCTGCATGTACTGCTGTGCCGCGGCCTGATTGGCGCGCTCGGCCTCAAGCGCCGCCTGTACGTTCGTCGTCTCGGCCGTGAGGCCGAGGCGCTGCGCCTCCTGCTGCGCCTGCTGGTTGGCGAGCGCGGCGCGCATCTGTGCGTCGATGTTCGCCTGCCCGGCGGTAAGGCCAAGCCGCGAGAGCTCGATGTCGCGCTGCTGGTTCGTGATCTGCCCGCGCTGGGCGAGCTCCATCACCTGCTGCGCCGCCGCCTGGTTGGCGAGCCCGGCCTGCTGCTGGCGGCCGACGTCGGCCTCGCGCATCGCCGACGCCTCGCGGAAGCCCTGCGCGCGCTGCTCGGCCACGAAGCGGTTGCGCTCTCGGGCGGCCTCGCCAGCGGCGATGCCCTCCTCAATCGCGGCGCGCGATCCGCCGAAGGCACGGGCCGCGGTGGCGCGCGCGGAGCGCCCGCCGCGTGCTCGCTCCTCGGCGCGCGAGATATCGCCGAGGCCAGCCTCGATGACCTGGCGCTCGTAGGGGTTCATGTACTCCCCGATGTCACGCCCCAGCACCGACGCGCCCTGCACCATCGGCGCAGCGCCCGGTGCGCTTACATCGCGCGCGGCGAAGGCGGTCCCGAGCTGACCCGCGGCCACACGCTCTGGCGCGAACTGCGCCCCGACGCGGCCGGCAGAGATGCGCGAGGGTCCGCCAGCAAGCGACGCGCCGATGTCACGCGCGGCGATACGCTCGGGCGCAAAGGTCGTCCCCAAGCGCTCCGCGCTGACCGTGGCGGGGCCTCGCCCAAGGGCCGCACCGACGCGCTCCGCGCCGATGGGCGCCGCGCCGAAGGTGGTCCCGATGGCGCCCGCCGCGACCCGCTCCGGGCCACCCGCGAGCGACGCGCCGATGTCGCGCGCGCCGAACTGGGTCCCGATCTGGCCGGCGCTGATGCGCTCGGGCTGGAAGCCCATCAGCGCCTGCGCGCTGCGCGCGGCGGCCTCCACCTCGGGGACGAAGCCGCCCTCGCGCGCGATGCGGCGCGTCGCTGCCTCTCCCTCCATGTAGTCGCGCGTGAACGGCGCGACCATCATCCCGCGGTAGGGCTCATAAGGAATGGCCGAGACCTCCTCGGCGAACTGCAGGTTCCGCAGCACGCTGTCGTAGATCCTCGGGTCGATCTCCGTCTTGGAGACTTCCTTCTTCTTGGACGAAAAAATCTTGCTCATAGTTTCTTCTCTAGCACCACCGCGGTGCGTCTGTAGCCCTCAAGCGCCCGCTGCCAGCCGGGGCGTCCCATTATCAGCATAGTGTCGCAGCCGATGCTGCGAGCCCAGGCCTCGATGACCGGGCGTATCACATCATCAATCTCGCGCAGGTCGCCCGCGCCGATGATGACGGTGAGCTGCTTGATGCGCGGAAAGATGTCAACGGTCGTCACCACGCACGAATCATTCGAGGCCCAGAACTGGTACTCGCCGCGCGCAATCCCGTCGAGCACGTCGTGGTAGCCCATCTGGCCGTAGCCCTCGGCGAGCGCGCGCTCAATAGGCTCGCGGAATGGCGCGATGTGCTCGATGCCCTCGACCTCTTTCATCGCTCTCCCCCCGCCACGGCATCAAGCCGCATCGTGCCGACGCGCCAGTCCGTGGCCGGAGACGCGCCCGTGATCTGCATCTCAACCTGCCGCCCGGTGAATCGCACCGGGGTGTAGATGGAGTCGATGGTGTAGCTCTTGGTCGTCTCCGAGCCATTCGGCGCGAACTTGGTGATGAACTGCAGCGACACCGCCCCCATCGCGTTCTCGTCGGCGATAACCTGCCGGGCCACCATCAGCCGCTCGCCGCCGCCCAGCTCAATGGCGCCAGAGCGCGCGAACGGCGCCGTGCCGTCGTAGGTGACGCCGACCTCGTGCTCGTAGACATAGCCGTCCGGCGAGACCATCAGCGGGTAGCTGAAGACGCCGCGGTCGGTGCCGGCGGTGCGCGCCAGGGTGCCGATGGACCAATGCCCCTCGCGGTAATTGTACGACACATACGAGTCGCACTCGCTGTTTGAGGTGC